AGTAAGCATCTACCGTACCGCGAGCCACAACCGCTGGGTCTGCTGTTGCGTCGCCTACGTAATAAAGCGTGTCGCCTGACTGTGTAGCTTGTGCATTAATTAATTCATTTATATTTTGGTACAGCTCTTGCGGTGCGCTTTCTGCGTTTCCTAAGCTCTCGATTTGCCATTGCCCCTCTATTCTATTCCACCGCGTTGTGCGGTCGGTACTAAAGGCATAAGTGCCATTTGCAGGGGTTGGGTTTGCGGTGTTTAAAGCGGCTAGTGTTGCATAAGTGCCTAGGTTTAAAATAGAACCTATTAAAAACGGGTCTATTTGCGTAGGCTCAGCCGTGCCTGTTTGTATCAAAAGCTTTGACAGTGCAGGTAAATCGGTGCTAATTACCTTTTCGTTAAAGTAATCCCTAAATAATTTATTTGCCATTACAAGTATATTAGTCTATTATTATTTTCGTCTGTCAGTATGTTGCCTTGCGTGTCTGTCAAGAAAAACGTTTCTGGAATTATGGGTGCCAGGCTGTAAACCGGCACTTTAAAACCTATGAGGTGTATGGTGTTATTTTGCGGCATTAGAAAATGGTATTTATATCATATTCATGCACAATCACATAGTCAAAATCTGGTAATTGTGGGACAACCGTTTGCACGCGGTATGGCACAGTTGCGGTGACCGTTATGCTGCCACCTTTACCCGATACATTTATACCACGAGCAGCAAGTGCAGCGGCCTGCGTCGTGTCCACATCTACGCCAATCTGCACATTTAACATGAGCTCTAAAACGCCAGAGTTTGCACCCAGCCAGGCAACCATAAAAACCAAAACAGTCTCATGTATCGCTTGTATGGGGTTACCGCTACTTACAATGCCAGCACGCACATAACTGTCGGGTAAGGTGTATACTGTCCCGTTAAAAGCGGCTTTAATAACCACGGTTCCAGCGGGTATATTTTGGAACGTCGCAGCATCTATGGTGTTATACAGTGCCGTCTTATAGGCTGCTGTTAAATTAGCTACAGGCAGTGATACCGGTGTAGCGTTTAAGAACTCGTTTTGTACAGACACCACCAGGCTATCACCAGCGGCAAGTGCAGCAGTTATATAATCCTCGTCTGCAAGGAGGTGATTTGTGATTGTTGCTATTGTTATTGTGGCCATAGTCTTGTTATTTTTATGCTTTCGCGAAAGCGTTATGCGTTAAAACTTGTTGCTACTTCATTGTCATATTCTAACTCGATCATAGTCACGGTGGTCATGCCCTGGTCTAGTGCAAGGGATAGGTTTACCGGTATAAAATTTTTAAAACCATCTAGCTTGTAGCGCATTAATTCCAAAGGCGACCACAAGCCAAATATGCTAGCGTCTATTTTTACCAGTACTTGCGGTGTGGTGTCGTGTACCATTTGTGCGCGCACCTCGCTATAGGTTCTGTTTTCAAACTGCTGTGGCGCGCCTATTCTAGACCAGCGTTCCCTAAATGCGCGCGGTACTGGCGGCGCTACAACCAGCGTATAGGTGTACAACGTGTCTTGCTGTAGTTGTGCAAAAATTATAAAGCTTCTAAACAGCGTGCCATCTACATATTCTAGGTAGACAAAATAGCGTGTACCTGCGCCTATGCCCACGGTTCTAAACATCATAAACGGTGGTGCATAAACTGTTTTAAATTGCGTATACACGGTCTCGTTAAACTTGATACCATACAAGGTGTCCCCGGCCGCTACAGCTGCCTGCAATGCGGCATAAACCGTTGCGTTTACCTCTACATATTGCGTGCTCACATAAGGTATCACAAAGCCACTACTTAATGGAAACACGCCTATTATAGGCTGTAGGGTATAGTTTGCGGTATCTGTATCTGTAGCGTTTAAAATAAAACCTTTATAACTCAAATCATTTATAGTACCCCCGTGGGTAACGTTGAGCTCTTGCACAGTGGTCCAGTCTATGTCACGGGTCACGTCTGTAACGATGGTATCGCGTGCACTATAGCGTATGTCTAGTTTTCTAAATCCCACAGCATACACACCCAGCTCATTTAAAGGGTCAGCAACAGCATACAGGCGCACTTGCAGCAAACCACCTGCTAGCGGTAACTGCAAATCTTTAAGCGATAAAACACCAGACACGCGACGCGGGTTATCACCTGCGAGATTGTCGTCACCTTCGGGACTAAACTCTAACAAATAACCGTCGCGGTTAGCATAGTTTAAACGGTTAGATAGCATAGGAACGCCGTCTATAAGTATTTCGTAATTTATGTTTTGGTTGCCATATTTACCAGCATCATATAGTCCAGGGAACTGGCCAGTATTGGAACGGTATCGTATCATGGCTACTATTTCTATGTCTACGTCTATAAAGTCTGGTTCACTTTTAAGATAAACAGGCACGAGCAACTGCATATAAAAATTTTCATTTGCCGTTATAATGCGATTAAAGTATTTAAGCGCTATAAATTCGGGTGCGCTTATAATATTTAAACGCCGCTGTATCTCGTCAGCAGTTAGCCCACCATTGCCTATGGCATTACCATACAGGCCATAGCTTATAGGTACGCGCCGCTGGCCTAAAATTTCACGCCCTACATTTATACCTGTTCCTATGGACTGCCAGTGCCGTGTAGCTGGTGGATTTGTAAAGGGAAACAAAAGCGTATAGGGTTGCTGTATGGCATCGTCTGGCAACGGGTTTTCGCGCTCGTCTATATCCCATGTAGCGGTGACACGTTGCAATGGTGGCAGCAAGGTGATTTCTGGGCTGGCCTCAAAGTTTACAAGCTCTGGCACGAGCGGTACATCTACAAAGCCCGCAGGAGCGCCGTCTATTGCATAGCGGTAATATTGTAACACGATGGTGCTGTTATCACTTGTTAAGGTACGGTTGTGGCCCGTGATATACCAGATGGCTTTATACGTTACCAGGCTACACCCCAGCGTTTCTAGCAGGGACTCTATAATCTTATAGCAGCTGTCTGGTTTGTCTGTTTTTTTATAGGTGCGTAAATCTATAAAGATTTTATTCCAGTCTGTATTTATGGATCCTGCATCGTTTTTAAAAGACGGTGCAAAGTATATTTCTTGCGCTAGGTTTGTGAGTTGCAGGCAGCGGTGCAGCACGGTGATGACGCTGTGCGTGCCGTCATAAAATGTGGTAGGTAAGAATTTTTCTTTGAGTCGTGCTAGGCCGTCTGTAGCGGTAAATGTGACGTATAGCAATGCGTGCTCATAAGGCTCATTATACTGCTCTGGTAGTAAGAATCCGCGCCATAACAGCACGTCATCCTGATCTAGCAAATCTACCCTATAGTTAGACTCGTTACCGGTAAACAGGTGTTTAAAAAAGAGATCACTTGCGTCGCTTACTTCCATTGTAAATGTTAGCTCACTGGGCATCATGTACTGGTGCCGATCATCGCCGCCGTTGTACTTGAGTACAGGTGTTGTGCGCTCACTAAATTCTACAACCAGCGGCATGCTGTTTTGTAGCGTGTTTACGATGGCTATATTTAAAAAAGTAGCTGCGATCATCGTGTACGGTTATTTCTAGATTCGGTTCGCGTTATTACTTGCACTAAGGTGTCACCACGCAATATAAATTCACCGCCTACGGTCACGTTTGTAAAGCCGCCAGATGCTGGCTCTATAAGTTTTTTCAATTTATTAAGAGGTGCGATAACCTCTGGGTTTGTGCGCGCACCGGCATACTCACCCACGAGCGCATTTGTAGGACCGTACACAATACCACCCTTTGCAAACGGTGTTGCACCGCCGCCAGCTATATTGCCCATCGCGCTTTTTGCAAATGTACCTAAGGCCACCAGTGCAATACCAGCAGCAATAGCCACGACAGGATTTAAAGATTCTAAGGCTACTTTAATTCCTTTTACAGCTAAACCTATACCTATAGCCGTTTTACCTACATTAATTGCCATGTCTGCAAGCGTGCCTACAAACAACTGCGCAAAACCTTTTATAAAATTACCACCTGTTGCGGCGGATGCTAACAACTCACCAAAACCACTTGCAAAACTACCTGCTGCCTGTTCCATTATTGGGCCTATTGCTGCATTAAATAACTGCGTAGTTTCTATCATGTTATACATACTATCCGTTAATATAACAGCTGACGCGTTTGCGCTTAATGCGGTTGCAGCCAGCGGTGCAGCAACCTGTGAAAAGATTGTTTCTAAGCCTGTAATTTTAGGTAGTTTGGTTAGTTTTTTATTAGCTTCTATAACAGCTTTAGTCTGTTCCTTAATAGATGCTGTAGCGGTATCATTCTTAGGAATAAAATCCTCGTTAGTACGTATAATAGAAACAAGCGCATCACGTTGTGATATAAGATTTGCACTAGACGCTGCAACTACTTTATCATAACTCACCAGCCTTTGCTGCACTTGCTGGGTAACACTTATACCATCTTTTTGCCTTGTGTTATACTCATCCTGCGCAGCAAGCAGACCATTTTGAATATTTGACCGCGACTTTGCAGCACTCAACTCAGCATCTATTAACTTGCGTTCTATCTCTACCAGCTTTGCCTGAGCAGCTTTAACTTTTGCAGTACGTATAAGCGACTCGTTATACTTGTCTACAGCTACGCGTGCAGCGTCTGTGTTAATAGTTTCTAAAGTAAGATTACCCAGATATTTAGGAGCTATTTCATTAAGCTGTTTGATGGCTTTAACACGTTGCTCCTTACTTACTTTCTCATCACGAGCTACTATTAATAGCTCGTTAAGTTTTGCACGCTCAGCAGCAATGCTTTTTGTAGCCTCGTTATTAATTGCTACTAGGGTAGATTGCGCTTTTACAACGTCGTCTGTAGATTTTCTAAAAGCGAGAAACGCAGCCACGAGCAGCCCCACAGCTATGGCAATAGCCCCGAAAGGGTTTGCAGCCATGAGCACAGTCATAGCGGCAAATCGTACAGATAGCGCAGTAAAGGCAGCCATGAGCCCTGGTATAACGGTGGTGGCCAGCAAGCCTATTGCAACTAGAACGGGACCTATTGCAGCGGCCAGTGCGGCTACTACTACAATGGTTTTTTTAGTGCTGGCGTCCATACCCTGAAAGCCTGCCACCAGTTCTTTTAGATAGTCGATTATAGGGATGAGGGCCTTGGTTATAATTTCGCCAAATTCCTCAGTTAGGTCGCCGATGCTATTCGATAGCTGTTTAAAAGGTCCGGTACCCGCAGCGGCAGCGGCAGCGGCAGCACCGCCGTATTGTTTTTCTAACTCGTCTAAAATGAGCGTTTGTGCCTCGGCAAGATTTCCGGTACTTGCTAGGCTATTTATAACTGCTTTCTGATCCTCGCTAAATTGTATACCTGATTTTGCAAGTGCGCTCAATCCTTTAACTGGGTCGTTTAATGCTTTACCCAGTTGTATAGATGCACTTTTTAGATCACCATCTAACCTAGTTGCAAGGTCTAACGCCGCCTGTTGTGTGCGGTCAAACTGCGTGCCGGCTATGTTTGTAAAGGTGAGCAGCTGCGCGGTAACATCTTGCAAGATTTGCTCATCACCAAAAAGCGAACTGTTTTGTAAACCACTCGCAAGGTCTTTTAATTGGGTTAAGGTTTTACCAGCTGTATTACCTGTAGATTTAAGACCAGCCTCTACCTGTGCAACGGCTTTTGCCTGTTTGTCAAAGGCTATAACGCTGGCCGCACCAAGCGCAACAATAGGCGCGGTAAGCCCGACACTAAGCTGTGATCCTATTTTGGTAAATTGCTTGCCCACGCTTTTCATGGTGCGCTCGGCATTTTGCATTTGCGATGAGAACTGCGCCAAATCGGCAAGAAACTTAATATTAATGCTTGCTAAATTTGCCATTTATTGTTCTTTTTTACTGTCTATTTTTTCCCATACGCGGGCTGCGTGTTCTTTCTTTTGGTCTGGTGTGAGGCTGCTTTTACTCACTGCCTGTTTGTCCCAGGGAAAAGGCCATGAATCTTGTACTGTTTTCTGGTCTTTTTTTGCTAGATGTGGCAGCAAGGCAGACCACACGGTGTAGCGGTTTTGTTCCATTTTAAACTGGTATTGTTCGCTTTCGCGAAAGCGAACACCTTGTAAATAATTATAAAATTGCCGTGGTGTGTACTCGTACAACCGGTGCAATGGCAACAGTATCTCGCCGCTTAACTGTTCTAACCTATCCCAGGTTAAGGGTTCTTGTTCCGTTTTTTGCGCGGTGCTTTCACCGGTTGCGGATTCTTTTTTTTTGCGGTTTCCTGCGGCATGCTGGCTGCAAATTCCTGCACGATACTACCAGCAAGTTCCATGTTTGCAAAAAGCGCGTCAGCCACGTCATTGCTGTCAAATTCTACCTTATTACCTGCGGCAACGATGCTTGCAAAAACAAGGTCAGAAAGTGTGTCTATGATCGTGCCACTTAAAGAGCCGTTTCCTAAATCACCTATAGCACCAAGTTTTACAAAAACCTCCTGTAGGTTGTCCATTTTCCACAAGCTGCTTAATGCTCGTAGCGATGCATAGCCAAATCTAAGCGGGTAATCCACGCCATTTATCTCGATTGTAATTGTGCTGGTTCCTTGCATTATGCTAATGTAAATTTCTCGATAATACCAGAACCACGTAAGCTAATAGACGCTGTAGCATCTTCCTCATTAGGCGCATTCATTTCTAGAGATTCAACAAAACACTTGCCTTTGTAGCCCGTTGTGCCTACAGTATCTAGTACAAACTCAATGTCTAGTGCCACGTCTGCGTCGTACTTATCGAACAAGTCAGAAAATGCCAGTGCGGTGGTTACACCAGCAGGTAATGCCTGGACCGCTAGTGCGCTACAAGAAGCTGAAAAGCTCTTAACGCCAGGCGCTACTTCTATACCGTCCGTGTCCTTAGTGCTGCGCTCTTTAAACTCGCGTGATAAGCTAATAGATGCCTCAGTGCTGTGAAAGACGGTCTTGCCGTCTAGTAATATTCTTAATAATGAACCGTCGTAAATCATGTTATGTAATTTTAATGTTAAAGTTTAAATCTGCATACGAGCGGTCTTGCTCGTCTGTATAAAATGTATCGCCGTTTGTAAACTGAAAACTGCGTATGTTATTCTTAATGTAGGTGCGCAGGTGATCGTAGCCTGTAGCCACGTCATCGTATTTTTTTGCCACAACGGTGAGCGTTAAAATATAATTGCGCAGGCCGTCTTTAGTTGCCTCTGGTTGCTCACTAAGCCTGTAAACCACAAAGGGTGTCTCAGAGCTAATGTTTGCCTGCACCGGTTGCACACTCTTAAAAAAGCTTGCTATGGCTGGCGTGGCATTTGCTTCTAAAATAAGCCTGCGTATTTCTTCTGAGTCCTGTCTAAGCATTGCCTAATTTGTCAATTTGTTTTTGCACGTAGCGTGTCACTTTACTCTCTAATTCTGGAACTATGCGACCTTGCGTCTGGTTGTATGCTCTTTGCATAAACGGGTTTGCTTTTTGCAGCACCGTGCCACCGTGTACCATCGCGCCATACCAGCCGTCCCATTTCCCTTTTGTTCTAGGGCCTACATAAATAACCGCTTTGGTTTTGGCTTTACCGGTTATTGTTCCAATACTATCGCGCAGCTGTCCGGGCTGTATTACTTTACGCGCTCGGGAACCACTTATAACGTGCGCTTTTTTACTAACTGGTGCCTGTGATCTAGCTGCACCAACGGTACTCTTTGCTACTTGCCGCTGTATTTTAAGCATCTCATTACGCTTGAGCCTATCGTTGCCTAACAGCTTTATTTTGCGCTGTAGTTCTTGGAACCCTTGTATTTCAGTCTCTAGCTTATTCATAGATCACACAACTTAATTTAAGGAACTTGCGGCGCTGCACTTCGCTTGCATAGCGTACCGTATATTTATCGCCAGCATCCGTAATGTTTAAGGTAATGCGATTATTCCAGGCTACGGTATTAAACCTGACAATGTACTCGCGGGTGTTTGTATAGATCACTTTTTCTGAGTCATCATTTAAACCACCAGCCTTGTCTATAATCTTTGCCCAGACCTTGCCTATTAATACATCAGTCTCAAGCAGCTCACCTGTAGCACTTGTTACGGCCGTTCTATAAGACAGCTCTATTTGTCTGTCCATCTCACCGATATAAGGTTGCTCGTTTCTAGGCATGATTACTGCTTATAAGGTCTCATTAATGCATACACGGCACGTTCTGTACCCGGTATATTTCTATCTTCGCGGTAGGTATCACTATCACCTATAAGCAAACGCACTGCCTTTTTAATGTCTGCCGGTATGGTTGCGGTCCCGCAAGTACCTTTAATGAGTATAAATGTATCTTCAAACATATCAGGAAAAACACCTTTAACGTAAATCAAAGATTCATGCCTGGTTATGTAGCTGCTTAATCTGTAGCTGGTTTCTGGCAAGGTTGTTAAAACGTTTTCGCGATTATAATACTGAATAGACGTAATTGTCAACACCTTGTAAAACGGTATGATGAGCTTGTCTTTAATCTCCGATACCGTAAGCTCAAAAGCACGAGTTCCTAAAATAACACCGCTCAAATTTTCTACTTGCGTTATTGCGCTATCAATCATGGTCTGCACCTCGTCAATGGTTACCTGGTCTACTTCTAGCGCACCTGTGCTGTCATACGCATCTAACCTAAGATGTTTAAGCGCTTGCTGCATGGTGCAGTACACGTCGGAATTTAGTGAGTCGATTGCGTAATCCATTATTTTTAAGCTTTAACGGCGCACTTTGCGTCTATTATTTCTTGCGCTAGTTTTGCGTCTAGCTCTATGTTCTGGCCTATAGTATAAGGCAGCATAAACAAACCAGATACGTGGTCTGTGATTTTAATTTTTAAGGTGCTACTGGCTTTCTTTTGCTTTTTTGTAGTGCCTGTTGCAGGAACTTCTGGTGTTGATTTAGTTATCTTATCTGACATGATTTTATAATTTATAGGGTTAACTAATGAACTGGTCATAGGGCGCTACTTTATTCACGCCCCAGGAACCAACCCAATTAAAAATTAAATTCCTTTTATAAAGGTATTTTTTGCAAATGCTGTAGGCTTTGCGATTGCAACGTCTGCGTACAGATTTGCCACAAGGCGTACACTGTCAGCGTCTAGCTCTGAATAAGGGTCTACTGCGATGCTCATTGCACCCCACTGTCCCACAAACAACTGCGAAAAGTCGCCGTAAATTAACGGGTGAACATCTGTACCGCCAGCGTCTAGCGTAGGAATAAGGTTAGTGCTAACGTACTTGTACCCCATTAACTGGTCTACAAGCTCTAGCAAGAAACGGCCTGAACCTGCATCTTTTGTAATAGTCATCAATGCTGCACGCACTTTAGGATGCATCAACCAGCCGCGTGAAACGTCAGAGGCGTCTGCACTGTCTACAAGAGACTCAAGCTGGACTAAAAGAGCGTGCGTTGCGTCTGCTGCTGCGCTGCTGCTGCCTGTTAAAACACCTGTGGTATTTAAAATACCAGTAGGTGCTACACCGCCAGCACCGTTTATGGCTGCACCATTAAGGATACGGCTACCTGCCTGACCTAAAAGGTTACGAACATATTGCTCCACACCTACGCTTGCCTGCATGATTAGCTGGTTAGTGATGGATGCACTTGCTGACGCTCTTTTTGCCGAAAGCTTAGGACCTACAAACTTTTGTTTTTGTCCGGTTACACTAGCGCCCTCTGCAAGCCACTCCATGTTAAAGTTGTTTGCATTAGGCAACGGAACATCACCAGCAGACAAGCCTCTAAAAAATGTTGCTCCTAATTCCTCTATAAAAAGCTTAGGCATAAATGGGTCCTGAAGAATAGGAGCATTTGCAGTAACCAACTGGCCACCATACTCACCAGCATCCTGCGTTACTGTATGCTGTGTAGCTCTAGTCACACCTAATGGTATAACGATAGCTGCGCTGTCTGGTGTGGTCACACCCGCTGCGCGGTTTTCTTCACGGCCTATGGCGTCAAGTTCAGCCTCTGCGCCCGTTAAGGCCTTACCGGCTAAACGAGAACGTATAGCTGCAATAATAGATGCCTTGCCATTTATGGCTGCTTTTTCGCCAGCTTCACCACGGTTTGCACTGCCTGGTATAGTTATACCATCTAATGCAGCTGCACGAGCTTGCGCAGTTTCTACTGCTTGCTCGTCTATAATTTTTGAGTCTAGCGCTTGCACTTGCGTGTCCAGCGTTCTAAACTCGGTTTGCTCAGTTTCCGTAAACTCGCGGTTTTCTGCATTACGTGTGTCGATGAGCGTTTTTTGCGCTGTTACTTTAGCCGCGCGGTCTTGTTGAAGTTGTGCTAACTTTGTCATTTTACTTGTTGTTTAAATTATACATATATGCAGCGTCAAACTCATCGAGCATGGCTGTATTTCTTGTGGTGGTTGGTGGTGTGGTGGTTGCTTTTGCGAAAGCTTCTAGACCCTCATTGTTTCTTTTTATTGCGTCCTTATTGCTAGGCACGGGAACGACAGACCACTCTACCAAGGTCTGGCGCGTGAAGTATACTAAGTCTGGGTTTTCGCCTTTGTCAAAATCACCGCGTGCGGCCTCATGTATTTGCGCACCTACAGACGCGCCTTTAAGCGTGCCATTGTCTAGTTTGCGTTTCACCTTGTCTGCAACCGGGTTACCTATTTCTAAATCTAGAACCGCTATCATTTCTTGATTTTCAAAACGCACGGTAGAGGTCCCTATAACAGCAGCATCTGGGTCAGATGACCATGTCGCATGATTAAGACTCACAATGTTATTTGCGCGGTATGCTTCAAGTTCCCAACCTGACTGGCGAAAAACAGTACCATAGCTATCTGGGCTCTCCGTAGAAATAACAAACTCGTACGAGCGGTTCTCTGGGTCTATAACCTGTGGTGCGCGCACAGTTGCGTAGCGGGTCTGAATGATGTTCTTGTTATCCATTTAAAGATTCTATTTTTGCGTCTACTTGTTCTTGCGTTTGTGCGTTTACTGGCTGGTAGGGCTTTTCAAGTCCTTCTATAGCCGGTAAGTTTTCTAGCCTGCGCACCTCGTTAGGTGCTAGCCAACCAGAGAAAATGCCTTTACTATACCAGTCTGCTCGGGACTTAATGTCGGTGCGCAGTAAGATGTTGTTGTTAAATCTTGTAAAATATTGTTCAGCTTTTTCGGCTGGTGTAAATAGTTTGCGGTCGCATTCTTGTTCTAGTTTAAGCTGCCACGGCATCACGCAGTCTTGCTGGTGCTCAATACCTAAATACTCTAATGATGAGTAATTTGCATTACTCATGTCCTTAATTTTGTGAGGTGCAATATTTAGAAAGCGGGATATTTCTATAACACCATTTTTCATGGTGTCCAATATCTTGAGCTCGTCTGGTGTTAAACTTATGCGCTGGTATTTTAAGCCATCGTCTAGAACTGCGGTGTTATGCTTGTGGCCAGCGTTCATGTGCTCATTAAACTTAGTTGATATAACCTTTTTATTTTCGAGTTTAATTTGTGATTCTGTACTAAGAACACCAGAACTTATCGCCTTATTATCATAACTCTTACGCGCAAAGTCTTGCGCATTTATAGAAATACCCAGAGAAGCTGCCATGTATTTTACAACGCTTATGCCTCTTAAACCCTCGTCAGAAAAGCCCATAATATGAATCATGCTGCTTGCTGGTATGGGTAGCGTGTAACCTTTTACGGTGTAGTACAGTTGGTTTTGATATTTCTTAACGTCAGTAACTTCGTCAAATGGTGTGTACACCAGCTCGACCGGTACGCCACTATTGTTAGTCACAATAACCGCAAAGCCATCGCCTTTTATAATAGCCGACTGTATGAGCATTTTACGAAATGTAAAGCTGGTCATAAGCGGTGAAGGCTCTTTATGCAATAGCATGTCTACTGGGTGTTCGCTCACACGCTCTACCTTATTACCTACGTTTCTAAATACTTTAAATGGGGTTTTTGCAATGTCGTTAGATATCTGATCTACGGCATTATAGAATGCCCCTACGGTAAGTGCTGTGCTTTGGTTTACACTAATTCTACCAGGTGCGCCCATATTAAACAAGCCGCCAAAGATACCAGACGAGTCAACGCTGGCAGCTCTAACGGCTGTAGGGTTTTTTATGAAAGCGGCACCTAGTATCATAGCTTCTATTATGAAAAGAGATACAAAGATTAAATACTAGGTAAGATAAAATAGGGATGAGTTTTCCATTTTTTTAAAAACGCAAGTTTATGCGTATATCTGCTAGTTGTAAAACATAACCACTAAACAGGGCATCGCTTACTATAACACTTTACGCCATCCGTTGGTAAGTTGCATACTATGCAAAGGTTGTCCTGTGGCAACGATTTCACAACAACGGGTATAGTTAATTGCTTTATTAGTGCTTCCCAAATAAGTTCAGGGCTATTAAATTCTGCTCTAAATTCATCTTCAAAAGTATCTTCAATCTTACTTACTATTTTTATAAATTCTGCTTTTTTCATTTCGTTTATTTATTAAATCCTGTTATCATTCAACGCAACTAACCATACCCACGAGCGTTAGCGGTCAGTTAAAGAATTAATCCGCAATTCCTCACTATTCCGAAAAAAGAATATATTTTGCAAATGATGAAGCCCTTTGATTTCAACTCTTGAAACGTATTCAATCCATAATCCATTTACAAAATTAATTTGCATACCGAATAAGTTAAAACTTGGAAAATCTTTGAAATCTAATTTTATTGCATTTAATTTTAATAATAATTCTTCTGAAATTGGTATTGCTTCAAATTCTGAATGTTCAGTATAGTCAAATGTAATTTCATCAATGTATATGTATTCAGAATCTACGCCAGTAACTGTACTATATTTTCTTTGTCCGTAAATTAATTTTACGATATTTCCAATACGTATTTCAGTTGGTAAAATAACCGAACCGCTAACAGCATTTTGCCGTAATTGTGGGTTTTCGTTTATATCGTTGTTTTTCATATTTAGTATTTTAATAATTAATTTTTCGTTGTTTAAGCCACAAATACGGCAAGATGCAGGACGTTATGGTGCATTTAAGAAGTAGATTCTTGGTTTAATCTGAATTGGTCAGGTACTGGGTCTTTTCTAGGGTGATCTGTGGTTATGAACTTCATACCTTCTAGCGTTGTGCGTGCGTTGTCTATGATGCTTTTTGCAATGGAGTTGATTGCTTTGGAACGTATCATTTCTTTCTCTAGATCGGTGTCTGTAATTGCCTCATCGCTTAGGCGTTCTAGTTGTGCGAAAAGATGATTGTTTAAATCGGTTAGCTTATTGTTTGCCATCTTGTAGGTTTTTAAGTTTGTTGTTAATTTGGGTTATTAGTACCAGAGATTTAATAGTCTCTGGTGGGTGTTTCATGTGTGAGTTCCGGTGCATGTTTTCTAACATAGAAATGCACTCTAAATTTAAAAGGTCCAAGTTGTTAGTGTTGCCGTCTTTAAATTTAATTACATGTTTGTCCGGAATATCCCCATGCGCTTGCTGCCAGATGTAACGGTGGTACAGATCCCACACACCTATCGATGTGCGTATGTACAAGTATTCTGCACCTGTTTTGTCTTTACGCAATCTTACTACCCCATTAGCAGGTGCTGTGTTGTGTGGCTTGTGCCCTTTTTTAAACCGGGTGTTTGCTGTTTTTTTAATACTTTTTGCGCTCATCCATTGTGCCTGCGGTATGCCTTTATTGTGCGACTGCATCCCTTTTTGAAATGTGGTGCTGCGCTTGCGCTGGTCCCGTATTTCTTGTGAGATGACAAGACCATTTTTAAGCAGGTAGTTATTTACCGCCCCATAGCTACTACCTATGTGTGAGGCTATGCGTTTAATGGGTAGACTTAAATAGTTTGCGTCTATGTATGCGGTGTCTTGTGCTGTGTATGGGGTGTGTTTTCCTTTGGGCATGGTTTTGAGTTTAGTGGTTCCGTTGTTTTGTTTGTTATCGTTTTACTGGCTTTGGGAAAACGATTTTTTATCTCTTATAAACTCTTGTATTTTTTCATGAAGTGTTGAGGATAAAGGCTCTTTCATTTTTCCCTTAACCTTGTGATGATTCATTTCTAGTAAATAAGCTATTAAAGCAAGTTCGTCATGGTCTAACTCTAATACTGTTCGGTCTTTACAATTATATCTATATATTGTCATTTGTTTTTATTTAAAGTTTCACATATCCCGTGTTAATCCACAGCACTGGTTAAATTAACGAACGCTAGGTATAAGCCTGTGCACAGTGTGGTTATCATTAAGACGGTAACTATTAACTGTCGCTGCCAGTGTGCTGCTATCCAGTACCAGTCTAGTAAGAGGCTTATAAGACTAGCCAGTATTATGGTTATGATGAGCAGAATGCCTGCGTTTTTTATATTTTTCATTTAGATTTCTTTAAATAGTTGGTAAGGTGTGTGCGAAAGCCGCGATGCGTTTCAAATTTGAACTCACCAAATAGTTCTAAGCATTCGTCGTTAATCGCGTTAAATGCCTCTATGGTTGTGCGGCTGTGTTGTAGTTGCTTAAAATATGCCTGGGTAAAACCTGCATGTGTAGCAAGCTGACATGCGCGCTGGTACTTGTGGTAAGGTATGTCTGTCGGGTTTTTCATGGGTTGGTTATTTAGAAATTTGTATGCTTGCGTAATAGTGGAGCTCGTGCATAGAGCTAATAGGTTTTTCGGGCATCAGTGTGCATAGCGATTTTAAGCGCTGTTCAAGCTTTTTACATTGTGCTGCAAATGCAGGATAGGTATCTATTTGCGACTGTATCTGCTTAATGCTATTTATGATCGTAGAGTGATCGCATTTGCGTTTTAAGGATTGTTCGAAATCTCGTATATCGTATAAAATATAGTTCCCAGATTTATAAGCAAGCCATCTAAATAGGTGACGGGCTTGTGCTATAGGAAGTTTTCTCGAAATAGAAAAAATAACATCTTTATCTAGTCCTGTAAATTCACAAACGATGTCTAGTGCGTGGTCCATGGGCTGTTTTGTTTTCATTAAAAGCATATATTTTGTGGATCATTGTAAGAACTTGACCGGTTTTCTACAGGCGTCATGGTACCACCTATGCCCATAACTATAGCGATAAGGCCGTCTATACGGCGGGTGCTGCGTGATTTGTCTAGTCGTAGGTTTTCGTTTGGATCCTCTATTGTGATGAGGCCGCCTACCTGCCAGCGCAATAATGCATTACCGCCGTGTACGAGTTTGCCCTCTATAACTAATGCCTCAAATTGCTTAGTGGGCGCGGTGTAGTTAATGATGTTTTGGTTGAACTCGCGCACGTTAACGCCATTGTTTATGAGGTTGTTTTTGATAGCATCTGCATTGTAACGGTCTATTTCTAGAACGGATGCGTTGTATTTTGTATACCATTGCAGGACAAGTTTTTCTACTTCATTATAGTCTATGGTTGCGCCTGGTGTCGCTATTAAAAAACCTTGTTCTACAAATGACTGATACGGCACTCCGTCCTCTTTTGCTCTTAATGCAATAGTTTTCGCTGGGCAAAAATGCATCACGCGTGTCATAACGATGCCCTGTGGGCATGGATTTGAAACTACTGAAAGTGCAGTAAGATCCTTACGGGTAGATAAATCTAATGCCATACAGCAGCCGTAGTCCGTAAAATAACTTTCGTCTATAGGCTCTGCATTGTGGCCACGCATCCACTCATCGTCTGTAAGCCAGGACTCCATCGCATTTACCCATTTGTTTAAATGCTTTGTGAGAAAGTTGTTTATTTTGCTGGGTTGGTTTAGGGCTTTTGTAAACTCAGTGCGCAGGTTTTTAATGTCCAGACCATTACCTAGCAGCGGGTTTGCCTTGTACCAGTTAGCCTCATCTTGCCAGTCGTCGTCATCGTCTAGGTCGTGTATCATAATCCATAGATGTTCGTCTTTTTTTATTCCTTTTAAAATTTCGATACATACCTGCTCATAGTCATAACAGACAGAGCCTATCATTGCGCCTGCGGTTGTAATTTGGTATGTAATAGGCTGTGATCGCATGACGCTTGAGCTTTCTAGATTTTCTTTTACAGTGTCATCGCGGTGCGCGTGGTACTCGTCTATGATGCTCAAGTGTGCAGATATACCGTCTTGCGTGCGGCTGTCTTTAGAGAGCGCCATCATTTTACTGCCTAATGGCGGGAATAATATCTTAGTTTGCAGGCACTCAAATTTTAGCTTTTTTAAAATAGGATTTGACTTTTTATGCTGAATAAAATCGTGTGCCTGGTCCCAGCATATTTTTGCCTGTTCTTGTCTGGTGGCACCTACGTATACCTCGCTTGAACTTTCGTTTTCAAAGGACATCATAAAGAGCGCAAGCATAGCCATCTCTGCTGTCTTGCCGTTTTTTTTTGCACGCTTATCGTAGACAGTAGATATACGGCGCAGTCCGGTACTCTTATTTTTCCAACCGAAAACATTATACAAGCAAAATTGCTGAAAAGGTGCGAGTATAAATGGCTGCCCGGCTAGTTTGCCCTTGGTATGGTTAATGCAATTTTCGGAAAAGTTTATAGGCATCATTCCCGCTGTGTGGTCTAGTGTGTAGCCATCGTGTTGTGCGGTTTGGATCCACGAGAAAAAACGAGTTACTGACAGCTGCATTTTGCGGCCGGTAGGTATCGCACCACTACGCACGTCTAGTGCATAGTTGTATGGTACGCTGTTTTTTATTTCCCGGGTTAGTTTCATTGTCTTGAATCTTTGCGCATTTCTAATTTTTCTAATGCTTTGATATCTCCAGATTTTGCCATGTTAAAAAGTTTTAAATCAATCACATAATCTGACATGTCAATTCCTTTTTGTATTAATAAGGATATTTCGCTTTTACTAGATTTAAGCTGCTTTTTTACTGCTTCTAAATCTAGGTTTGTCACATTTGAAATTTTAACAGCATCATATCTAAAAACACCGCAATTTATAAGTATGTCCTTTTGTTCGTTATTTATTATCATAGCTGCGTAAATTCTGTTATCCAGTTTTTATGAAAATTATACATTTGCTTATTTTCTTCTAAAAGATATTGTTCGACTCTTGCATTATCACTTAGATTACCAGAGCCTTCAAATACTATATGCTTTTCACATTTAGTTTTACAAGCAAATATTTTTGCATGATTTAGTCCAAAGCAAATATTTACATTTTCATTTATTTTTGAAAAATTAATAAGGGATTCACACCATTTTTCGTAACGCTTATTTTCTCTAAAAAATGAGGATAATAGAATTGTCATTTTTATATTTCCTGCTGTCACATATTCCTTTAATTTTTCCACGCTCTTTTGATTCATTCTATATATGGCTATGTACATTTCTTCTACCTCATATTTGCTCGTTATATATTTAATGACTGTTATTGCATTAAAGTGGTTATTTGTTACAAACCTATATTGCGTGCCCTCCTTTAACTCCGAATCTATAATGTCATTTATGCTATTTGCTTTTTTGCATATTATTTTATCGTATTTAACTCTCGTTTCATATTGCTTAATTGTTTCTTCTTTTTCATTTAGATTATACCAAGCCATAATTAAGAACTAGCGGTTAATTTATTCATCACGTCACCGAAAAGATCTAACTGGTTAGACGGTTCTAGATTTAGTTCTTTTTCAGACTTAGGGTCTAGACCAAATTGCTTGAGGCATTGCAGCATTGTTTTGGTTGCATCCCTTTTAAGCGTTAATTCCACGCTTATGTTTTTTGCACCTGTAGAGAAACTTTGTATATAGCCAGTACCTTGCTTTTTTTTGTTAGCAGTATTAATCGCTTTTACCGAAAATTCAAACTGCGACTTTGCATCTACCAGAATCTCTAGACCGGTAAGATGTATCTTTTTGAGCACGTCTGCATCTATTAATATTTGTGCTATCAATCGCCAGTGTCTTTTTGAAACCGTGTCCAAATAAGCTGGTGCAGCGGGCACCTTTTTTAATAGCTGGTTTTTAGGCAGCGACTTTACATTGTTTTTTATAGTTTTCATAGTTACGTGTTTAAGGTCCCCCCTCATTTATCTTTTGCGTGTAAACTTCTACC